CCAATAGAAAAGCCAGAAAGAGTGCCATCAAGAACCTTTTCCCAAGTATCTTGAGCACCTTTAGAAATATATGCATTTACGAATACTCCATTATAAAATTTGTCTTCTTCTTGATTATAAAATTTGTCTGATTTAAATGACATTACCCTGCCGACTGCAATAGGCATGTGCATTTCACGAAGGTTTCCTCTGAATCTTTCAAAGGCTTTTACGCTTACATCTGTTGGGACAATATCTGACTGCTTGTCAATATTGTCTAATGTAGCAAACCCAGAAACGGTACGTTTCTCTTTGTCGATTTTAGCAATTGGCATCGATAACTTAATGCTATTTTCTTCTGAGTGCCAAAATGCTTTTGATAAATTAGTCATGCTACCTCTATTATAATAAGTGTTTATAGGTACTTTAAAATATTATAACAATTATTGTTGAGATCTACCTTCACCCTGTGCATTTCTTCCAGTGGTGGTTGAGGTTGAGTCAGACGCATTGTTAGTTCTTTCTTGGTCTCTATTTCTATTGCCAGTAGATTGAGCCACCTGCTCAGCCCTTGCCTGTGCTCCTAAAACAATTGGTTCAGAGCCTCCTGGGCGAACTGGGTAGTTCAATCTTTCACGAACTTCATTTGGCACAAGCACCTGCATACGCAAGTATCTCTCATCAATTTGACTTTGAGTTTGCTCATCTGTCAAGGTTAGTTCGTTAAATTTAAGGGCAAGCATATCTGTTTTTTCCTTAACAATTTTGTTAATGGTTTTTTCTAGATTTCTTTGTGCTGGTCTTGCTACTTGTTCCTTAAATGTTCTATCTGCTACCAATGCTGATGCGATAGAAATACCTGCACCACCGCCAACCTTTGAATATGGAACTTGATGAGCCATTAAAATATCGTCACGATTGGCTTTACGATATCTATCAAATGATCCATCTTGAATACCATTTTCAATTGGTTCTAATTTAAAATCTACTTTATTATCTGGACCATCTCCAGGAAGTGGTATGTAAAGAGTTCTATGGTTTTGTCCCTTTAGTCCTGCTTGCATAAATCTAAAGAATTTATCCTCTGCATCTGAACTTAACTTTGCACCCTTTACTACAGCAATATATCTTGGAACTGCTTTGTTTTCAAAATAGTCTACGTTATATTTTGCAGCAAGTTCATTACCGACCATAGAGGTTGCAGATGCTATTGTATCTGGAACTCCATAGTAAGAGTTTTTTGGGGAGTACTTTTTAATATGAATTAATTCATTTGGTCTATTATCGTTAGTTACTGGATTAATATTCTTTTTTTCTTGAAAGTTTCTAAAATAAACAACCCTTTGATTTACTATTTGAATATATCCATCACGCATACGGCGTACACGAATTGTTGTTGCTGGGATATGTCCAATATATCCAATATCTCCATTGATCTTTCTACCAATTTCAATATATCCATTACCTACAGTTTCAACATCTGTGTATACTTTTTCTAATACATGTGTAAAAGTGTCTTCGTCATTTAGACTTTCTACCCAGTCAGTTAAGTCTGCTTTGGCTCTTTGAATTTTTCTTTGTGCTCTCATTAATGACATGTCATCTGGAGCCTCTTCTAATTTTGCTACTGTTAAATCTGTCATGTTAAATGAATACCCAAGTCCTACAATGTTTGCCACTTTTGCTTGAATAGCAGCATGGTTAGCAAATGAGTTTTCATAAAAATAGGCTAGTTCATCTAGGTTATAAGGTGGAAGAACTACGTCAAATAAACCATAGGCTGTAACCATGTCCATTTCTGGAAACAGTTGTTTTGATCTGGTATCGTCTACTCCCATAAATGCTTTATTTACAGTTCTAGAAATTTTACGTTTAAAGTTTTGATGTATTCCATCATAAGACTTAATCATTTCTCCATCAATATTAAATGGATCTACTTTTTCCTTTTTATCTACCTTGTCAAGATTATCTATCTTGGCCATAGCACCTTCATCTTCCATTTTTATTCATCCCCTTTTGAGCGAGCATCCATGCACCTATATCTGTTTCACTAGGAATAAGTCCGTCTTTCATTCTATCTATTTGAGTTTTATGCTCTTCATCAGAGACTCTATTTACACCAGCCATAAATTGCACTTTACCAGCAGGTGCATTATAGTGTTGTGCTGCTTGTCTAATCTTTGCCATTTTTTCTAAATCATAAGGTCTACCTGGAACATTCATAATGTTTCCATTTCCATCGCCAAAAGGCTTGTTGTCAAAATCACACATCCACACATATATACCCCAGTCTGATTTTTTTTCTACTATACTTACTCTTGGCTTACCACCATTTTTTAATTTTCTTGGATCCATGAACACAAGTATACCATATTATACTGGTTTGGCAATGATTGTGTCCCACACAACGTCAGAAATTATATCTACACCATCAGAATTTAACTCTACTGTAGCATTATCTTCTAAAATAATACTTGAGTTGCCTAAATATGATGCCATAATAGCATTTCCGTCTATTGTATATGTTACATAGTTAGTTAAAGAGTATACTCCAGCCCAACTTGATGGCAACCAATCATCCCATTGATACTGAATGTAGACATTGCCGTCTTCCGTTACCACTTCTACAGTTCTTATATCTTGCCATGACCTAGCATCCACACTTTGTCCTAGAATATCTGTAGATTTTTCATATATAGCAAAATTGTTATATAAGAATCCTTCATAAAATTCTAATTGTCCAGAGGTTGAATTTAAAATTACAGTATCTCCAAATGAAACTATTATAGATGTCCACATTAAGGGCTCTATTATTGGATTTTTAATTATTTCTCCATTTTGATAAAATATAGTAAATTGATTTTCTAGCCCTGTTTCTGAATCAAAAACTCTTAATATTGCACGTTTGCCACTATCAATTGGGTCTAAATAAAAATCATATGATCTATCGTCTGTAGATACCCTTGCTATCTTTTTAACTGAGTCTATTGTAAGATCTTTATTGTACATACCCCAAAATTGAAAACCTCCAAGGGAGTAGTCTTGAACTTTCTTAGAATTTATAGGTATTGAAATTCCTCTTGTACTACTTGATTCGTATGGCAATATTGATATTCCTGAATCAGAAGTTAAATACATATATGGAGTAGAGTCTTTATAAATAGAAAATGGATTTTTTTCTTTATATGAATAAGATCTTTCATACCTAGTTATTGGATATATCTTATTTCCAGTCCTAGTGTTTATTTCAAAAAATGTATTTTCATTAGAGGCTATAGATGATAGGCTCATTCTTTTAATTCTTATAGGCTTTGTATTTACCCCCTTTGATTTTATCTCAAGATGTATGTTTATATAGTAATCAGAAAAATCAACCAGTTCTTTTGGTGGGAATATAATTGTTCCATCTGCAATTTCAAATTTAGTATTTATAACATCAACAGTATTATCAAAATCTATAACCTTTGTAGATGATAGTTTTTCAATATTGCTGTAATTTGAATACGATACCAGTCCTACCTCGTCAATATTTTGAAGTGTCATATATGCTTTTACGTTAATATCGTCATAATAAGATGGGCTAGAAGAAGGATCTGTTAGTATTTGTGATGGGTATTCAATATTAAACTGAATCATATCTAAGTCATAATACTCTAATCCACTTTTATCTTTAACTCTTTTTCCAAAATAAGATAAAGGCAAAGAGTCTTCCCAATATCCAGCAGAACACACATCGAGTATTAATGACGATGCATCAACTATAGGCTTTAAAGTATAATTTCCGATGTATTCAAAAGCAAATGGTGGAGTGCTTGGATTTGCAAAACCACTAGAATCAAAAGAAGATATTTGATCTTTTTGTGTAAAAAAACTATTATTAAATGTAAGTCCATAAAATTTTCCTAAGAAAGTTGAATTTGAATAACCCATTAAACTTAAAGACACATTTTTTGGATTTGAAAAAAATGTTCCAATAATATCTGAATAGTTAATATTTATTTTATCTATATCTATGCCAGCAACAAAGTTAGAACTTGCAGAAACAGATTCTGTGTTTAATAAAATATCATTATATAAATATTTAAGACCATCTGAATCAATAGTTATTTTAAAATTATTATTATTGATTGAATTATAAAAATACATTAATGTTTGAGATGTTTGATTAAGAGTCGTTGGTGCTTGAAATACTCCAAATATAGAGGTAACCCTATCAGATATTGGGTTTATGTTGTCAAATTCTAAAGAGCCGTTTATATTGGCATATGCATTGTTTGGTCTCATTTTTAAAAATGAATAATCTAATGGGTCTTGAATTAAAAAGTTATCGTTATATATATCTGATACTTCTTCAGTTCTTACACCAAGCCATGATTCAACAATCCAGTCTACCCAATCTTGTTGGCTAAACTCTGTCCAAGTTCTTGAATTTGCTGAAGTAGTAAATATACTAGCCTCTCCAACAAATCTAAAATCTGGCAAAGAATATTCTTTTAAACCAACATATTTTGAATTAGAATCTAAATTATTAAAATATCCAGAATTCCATGGATTCATATCTGGATAGTTAATTGTTGCTGAATAATTTGCAAATGGAAAATCTATTGGAATAAATTCTCCTAAAAAGTTACTCGAAACTGCTTCTATATTTTGAACACCCTGTGCATATACAAATCTTCTTTTAGCAACTTGGTCTGGGACAATATAAGGATATATTGCTAAACAATCTATTTCAAATGGTTTTATATTTGAGTTTCCAAAAAATCCTATCCAATCATAATTGTTTCTTGGAAAATTAATTGTAGATATATCTATGTCTAACTCTATTACTTCGTCTCCATTTATTAAAACTGTTACCAAACTTGGGGTATATCTTATATCAACAAGCATTGGTCTGTACCATTTGCCTACAAAATATGATTTAGTATATTTACCTACTTTTAAAGTTAAAAATTCATAATCAACATATATCCCATCATTAGACCCCAAAGGTCCAAATATTTTAACCTCTTCTGTTGTTTCTGGATTTAGTCTGATCCAAAACTCTGCAGTTATATTTGAATACTGACCATTTTTATTTAAAAATCCTTTTCCTGGAAATATTGCTGCAGGCATACCTTCTGTAATAGGGCTAATTAATTCTGTTATATTTCCTGCTCCATATATCATTGGAAGGTTGCTATTGTGTGCAATTAATCTATTATTATCAATTACAAAATATCCAGTGTCTGAGTCGTTAAATCCATATGCATCTATTGGAATAACTTTATAGTTGGTATCTGGCAATAGATCTGTAATATTGTTATTCTGTAATGCTGTACCATTTGTTCCTGCACTTAAACTTGTATATAATTCTGTCCAGTGTCCTACCGATACACCGTTTATCATAACATCGTAGTCAGCAGAAGAACCTCCTTCTAAATAATTTATTTTTATAAATGGTCTAGCATTTGTAATGCCAGAAGGTATTTGTGATATAAATTCAATTTTTTGCCATTGTGAAATTCCACCAAAATTATAAATTGTTTTATCTATATATCCATTTGAATATACAAACCCTATTTCATAATTATCTATAAGATCTCCATATCCATACATAAATGCTGCTATAGATAATGTTTCTTTGTCAAGATCAAAATTAGTTGTTGGAATAGAGTCTGGTCTAACCTCTATATACGATACACTTGCTGAGGAAGTTTTTCTTAATACACCCTTTGGTTCTAACCTCAAAGGAACTGATCTTGGGGTTATATATGGGCTTAGCCACTCTCCACCGTTATTTAAAATAGACCATTGCTCAATATCAATATCGGTAGGTGGCAATAGTGAATTAAAAAATGCTTCATCATCTAGAGCCCATAGGGCTATTGGATGTTCTGCGAATAGTCTTGAAGCGTAAAGATTAGAGAAATTATACATTGTTACCTCTAATCTATTTTAGCACGTTGCTATTTAGTAATGTCAACTATTTCGCATTCACCAGCAACACACGATAGTTCTTGTGTTCCAGTGGTTCCATCTTCTTTTTCGTATAAAGAAAGCATTTCCCATTGAATATTTGAAGGAGACTTCTTTACCCATTCTTCATACTCATCTTTAGAAATTTCTTGATATGGGGCTTGCTTATAAGTATGCTCACTCGCTGGTAAGAAAGATATACCACCAATTGAATCAAAGTTATCAAAAACCCATGCA